AAGCTGGTATCACAGACTACCAGTACAGAAGACGAACTATCAAGTTCTCAAACTGTGCCAGCACTGCATTACGGAGCTCCGGATCGTATTTTTTGGTACGAGCGTCCGTGGATTAAAAAAGCAAGACAAATTTATGCTGGACAATACACCACAGCACTAGACATGTCAGTGCTACCCAACAGACACTTACGTCAATTCAAATATGCAAACATTTCTTATACTCCTCATCATGGCAGTCATGCTGCCGCTGGTTATTATACAAGTCCATTTAATCATTGTGCGATTGTTGTGCTCGATGCGATCGGAGAATTTGAGTGTGCTTCCATATGGCAAGGGCTACACGGTGAAATGAAAAAAGTATGGAGCCGTAGTTATCCACATAGTTTAGGTTTATTCTATTCAGCATTTACACAACTCTGCGGACTTACACCTATTAAGGATGAATTCTTATTACAACAAATGAGTGATCAAGGCGACCCTATGCGCTACTATTGGGATGTAAAAAACTATATAGACGGCTTAGTTCACGCTCATAAAAACATGCACAGAGGTATCCAAGATTGGCCGTACCCAATCACCAATCTAGATGATCAGTGTGATATTGCCGCCGCAGTACAAACTGTTTTTACAGAGCAAGTACATGGTGTTATGAAAAAAGCCAAAGAGTTAACCAACGCCGACTGTCTAGTCTACATGGGAGGTTGTGCTATGAATAGTCAAGCCAACAAAAACGTAGTTGAATCTAAATTTAAATATCGCTGGAGTTTACCTAACCCAGGAGATCCTAGTAGTAGCATTGGAGCGGTATTATATCATACCAAACAGAGAGTATGGGATTATAAGTGGGATCCTGTCAAACACATTGCAATTAATGTATAAAGAGAGTATAATAGCGTATGAGTGATTATAACGATAACAAGAAAGATAAAGCAAGACAAAACGTAGACTATGGCTACGATATTCAGCGTGTCTATTTAGAGATGATGTTGGCAGATGCTGGTACATTTGTACGCTGTCAAAGTATTTTTGATAGTAAACTATTTGATCGCAGACTACAGGATTCCGCGGAGTTTTTAACCAAATATGTAAGCGAAAATAATGTATTGCCCACGCCAGATATTATTAATGCGGCCACAGGATCAAATTTAAAAGCCGCCACAGATTTGCGTGAAGAACATTTTGAATGGCTACTCAACGACTTTGAAACGTTTACTCGTCACAAAGGACTTGAGCGAGCAATCTTAGAATCGGCGGACTTGTTGGAAAAAGGCGAGTATGGTCCGGTGGAAGAAAAGATTAAACAAGCAGTACAAGTAGGACTACAACGTGACATGGGCACAGATTACTTTGCTGATCCTAGAGCACGTCTTATGAAGATCAAGGATAAAAATGGACAAATATCTACAGGCTGGAAAAGCATTGATGATAAGTTGTATGGAGGATTTAATCGCGGTGAGCTTAATATCTGGGCTGGCGGCTCTGGTGCTGGTAAGAGCTTGTTTTTGGCTAACCTTGGTGTTAACTATGCCCTTGCTGGTCACAATGTATTGTATCTCACACTAGAGTTGAGTGAAGAATTAGTTAGCTTGCGTGTGGATGCAATGGTAACTGGAATACCTACAAGAGAGATTTTCAAGAGCATCGATGATGTTGAAATGAAAGTTAAAATGATTGGCAAGAAGTCTGGCCAGTTCCAAGTCAAGTATATGCCAAGTGGTAAGACAGCAAACGATATTCGTGCTTATATGAAAGAGTATGAAATCAAAATGGGACGTAAGATTGACGTACTGTTAGTTGACTACATGGACTTGCTACTACCTTTGAGCAAGCGTATTAGTGCTGAAAACTTGTTTGTCAAAGACAAGTATGTGAGTGAAGAACTGCGTAATTTGGCGGTGGAAAAGAACTGTGTGTTTGTTACAGCGGCACAGTTGAATCGAGGTGCTGTTGAAGAAGTTGAGTTTGATCACAGTCATATCTCGGGTGGACTTAGTAAGATTCAGACAGCAGATAATGTGTTTGGTATCTTTACAAGTCGTGCAATGCGTGAGCGTGGACGTTATCAAATCCAGTTAATGAAAACACGTAGCTCGAGCGGTGTTGGTATGAAGATTGATTTGGATTTTAATGTGGACACACTACGCATTAGTGATCTAAGTGAGGAAGATGGTTATGGAAATCATAACAGTCAAAGTGCAGGATCTACTTTACTAAACAGTATTAAACAACGACAGACTGTAACTACAGAAGATACCGGTTGGGAACGTGCAAGCCCTAAAGAAGGATTTGACCTAGCCAAGCCCAAGGTTAAGGCCAATGTAGAGTCAAGCAAACTTAGAGAACTGTTGAATAACTTGCCAAGTGACGACTTGTAATCTTCGTGTAATGCTATTTTTTTAACAATGAGATAAGTACACATATAATAACTACCAGGAAATCATGGAACTTTACCGCATACGAGATATTAACGACCCGTTAACTCACTTGATGAAGGACGATCCAGTTCGTCCTCACATTCCTCTTGAACAACGTATTTCCAACAACAGTGAAATACTAATACTACGCCGAGGTGATGAAGTGCTAGCGGCCACTTGTATGCAATGGTTAGCCGATGTTCCTGAATCTGAAGAAGATCTAGTTAGTATGAGCAAAGACCACAATGTGGCTGTGTTCTATACTATTTGGAGTTATAGTCCAGGAGCCGGAGCAAGTTTACTACAACAAGCGGCAAACTGGCTAAAATCAGAGTTTGAAACACTAACAGGTATAGTTACCCTAAGTCCTCAAACTCAAATGGCCGAACGTTTTCATTTGAAAAATGGCGCTAAGATTCGTAAGACTAACAAAGACACTGTTAACTACGAATACTACTTTAAAGAATAATCAAGCACCAAAGTTACTGTTAGGCGCAAAGCTCATTGGATTATCCATTGTACCACCTAAGGGTGTTTGCTGTCCGAGCCAGTCTACTTTCTTGTCAGCTGGCTTGGATGGCATTGGTGCAATGTTTGGCGGTTTCTTCTTGGCATCTGTGACCTTGTACATGCTACACCAGCGAAAGCGTTTGATGCCTTTCTTACGAGCTTGAGCAATAGCAGCACTCTTACTGGCCGCTTTGATTTCTGGCAAATCACCGCCAGCTGCGGGCGCAGGACTTCCTGTTTTACTTTCAGCTTCTTTTAGTCCAGCAATCTTTCTCCAACGATTCAATTCTTCATTTTCCAGTAGAGCAGCTCGATCGTCAAGACTTTCTGCGCCAAAGTTACTGTTGGCACCAAAACCCATTGGATTAGCCATAGTACCACCTAAGGGATCAGCTTGTCCGAGCCAGTCTACTTTCTTGTCAGCTGGCTTGGATGGCATGGGTGCAATATTTGGAACATCAATGATCTGGCACCATTCAAAATCACTACATCCGCCCTGTTTGGCCGCAGCATAGGCCTTGTTAAAAGAAGGCATGAGTCTAAGTTTGGCTTTGAGTTCAGGACCGCATGGCTCAGTAGGGTTCACGGGCGCTGGGTCAGGAGTGGGCATAGGAGCAATAACATCGGGAACCGGAGCAGGCGTAGGTTCTGGACTAGGACCAGGTGCGGGCGTTGGCTCTGGTGCTGGGCTCGGAGTTGGCGTGGGTGCTGGAGCATCTGCTGGACCGTATTTGACATTGTAAATATCACCAAAGCGACTGCGAATCACATTGCCCGAACCATCAGTAGCAGCACTGAGAATCTTCTGTCCGTTGCGTGGATCTACATCACCTATCTTTAATGGCGGTTCATTGTGTTGAACATCCAAGTCTTCCCCACGTTCGTTGATTGCTACCAGTCGATCGCTTAGTTCGCGTATTTGTTGTGCCAAGTTAGTCATTATTGATCCTCTATGATTTATTTATCGTCACTAAATAAACAATGCGAATTAAAGAAATTACTGAAAACTACGTGGGCAACGCACACATGGGTGCTGGCTCTGAACGAAGCCAAGATCAACGATTATTGGAAAAACCCCGCACTCGCAAGCACAATCGCAAACTCAAGGACAACATTGGCTACAGCATAGGTGCCGGTCCCGCAAGTGGTTCCTGGGCCAACTCGGGTGCTAGGTTCAAGCAGATGTGATTCGCGAAGCGGAAAGCAGATTTTTCGGCGAAGCCCAGCGGAAAAATTTTCCCACCCTGATTAAACTGCCAGTTAATGCTGTCACTGTTGAGAATGGGTTCTGCAGGGTAAAAAAAATACCTGCGCAAAAAAATTCAACCTGAGATTCTGTTTTCCAAGATTTGTTTATATAGCGGATGATTCAAGCTGTCTTGTGTTAGTGTGCTAGCTTTGGTTTGATTGAGTTCTTTCCATAATGGACGAAGATTAGAGTAGTGATTGAGCAATAACAGTTCCGGTTCGTTACGGGCTAGCTTAACAGGTACTATGTGATCAATGTGCCAAAGCGCACGGTTGGACCATGACATACCGTGCAAGAACTGACTTTCAATATGAGCAGAGAACTCATCAAAAGAACATCCTAGTATACTGGCAGATTTTGTAGTTTTCTTATATCCTTGATTACTTAATACATTGGCTATAAGTGTACCTACATTGGCACGCAACTTGGCCAAAGGGTTAGAACGGCGACGTTCACGCATGTACATGGCTCTTGGTGTGTTCTTTAATGGAGGTGTGGGTTTACACACACGATTGGCACGATTCTTATCGCTGATACATGCTCTACAAGTCAACGTGTGATTGTAGAATTCAGACAGATTTTTAGTGGCAGCACACACACGGCAAGTTTTTTCAGTACGGGGTGGAGGTTTGGGTTTGGGTGTTTTTGGCACATAAGCAGCAAGTGTACACGCTCTGCATTGGCTAAGGTATTGAGTATGCCCAGTGCGGGGATTGGTGCCTTTAACGTAGAACGCATCAAAGGGCTTGGATTGGCAACATTTGGTACAGGTTTTCATATACTATTATTTACCCGAAAGGGTCCTGCGTCTCAAGAATTTCTTGCTCGAAAAAAAATATAAAGAAGTACTTGTAGAAAAAGAGGGGTGAAAATACTTCGGTACCCATGCGCTGTTGCGCTATAGCAACAGTTTTATAAAATTCATGCCTGGGTGCCCCCACCCTCTCGATGATTATTTTATATGTCCCCCACCGATATCAAAAAGAAAAAAATCCCCAGAAAGAATTTAATCAGTCTGGGGATACAAAAGGTCTTGCCGGGAGCGATTCGGGCTTACAAGACCTTTTCATGGACACACTTGCCGGGAGCGAATCGTTGGGCATGTCCTGTACAGCCTACAGCTATGCTGCTGCTTACTGTACTGTGGCGCACAGCTTACCTGTTGCGCATACACGTTACCTCTGCTACTGCCTTCCACTTGTCCGGGAAGCCGTGCTTCAAGTCTGCTACCTTAAGGACTGTACGCAGGCTCAGCTCACGTAGGCGTGGCACATTGGCCTTAACAAAGTCTACCACTTCCATCTTCTGGTAGTCTTCAAACTCATACTTGTCCAACATGCCGCACTCAGCTACCACTTGCTCAATACGCAAGAGCTTCTCGCGCTCAGTATCAATAGTGAGATCCAAGTAGTGGCAACGGCTCTCCAGGGCTTCCAAGTGGTCACGCAGCTTCTTGCTCTTAACGTGATCAAACTTGATGTTGGTAATGAAGATAGCACCACCTTTGAACTCAAAGCTATCTGGCACGCCTTCACGACGCAATAGATGTGAGTCAGTGTTCCAATGGATCATACGCTTACTGGATGTGTCCAGTGCCGCTTTGAGAATGTTCAAGCTCAAGTCATCTAACAGTACTGAGTCACAGTCATCAAACACTAGAATGTTCTTAGCATCCTTGTAGTGGTAGAGCTTACTGTACAAGCCCAATGCGCTCATTGCGCCCTTGACCACTTCATACTTCTTCAGCTTCTGATCGTTAGCCACGTCAGCGAAGACATCATGCTTTGACAGTACTTTCTCTACACCAAAGCTCTTGCCAACACCTGGAGGGCCTGTGACAATCATAGCACGGACTTTGCCGCTCTTAACCGCACGGGTCATGTCATCGAGGATCTCAAAACGATCACGCATACGATCCATGATCTCAGCGTCTGTCTCTTTACTCAAATCTTTCTTGACTGACTCCACTTCCAAGCTCTTGGTTGTGACTTCAGATTGCAGGGCCATCAGCATCTTTGATGTAACTACTTTCGCCATTCGTCGCTCCTTTGGTTAATTAATATTTACATTATAACAGGATGTTGCCATCCTGTCATGTCTTTTGGTTAGTCTAATCTCGAGCCTGCATAAGCCTTCAAGCCCAGGCTTTGCAAGTAAGTGGCCAGAGCCTCTGCGCCAGCTTCTTTGACTGATACTGACTGAGTTGGAATCTTTGCTGGATCCCAATAGCTCAAGCACTTGGGTTTGTAGTCCTTGCGGAAGCCAGCTGCAATCAGCTCTTTGGCCTGCTTGCTGTTGGTACGGTCCACGTACACATCCACCCAACCAAAACCGCATGCATCACGCTCGCCAATCTTTTGATACATCTCAACGCCTGCCAAGTGGGCTAGCACAAAACCTGCTTGAATCTGATTTGCTGTTACCATAGTGTCGCTCCTATTGTGTTGTTGAAGTAGTAATTATACTGTCTTAGCGGCGGGTTGTCAAGCCGTTAACGCCTGCAAAGAACAGGGCCAATCCGCAGAGTGCAATACCGCACAATGGCAAGAGTTGGCTGTCTGGGGCTGTGTCAATTGTACCTGACACTCCGTACACTAGGAAAAATCCTACGAATGCTACGACTGCGTCGCAGAATGCATATAGTTTATCTGACATAAGTTTCGCTCCTTATTTGCTGTTGATGTTGTAATTATAACGTCTTAAGCCACTTCAGTCAACCGAATTACGAAGCCTGAATAGTCTTTTTTTGCACGACCCTTAGCCTTCAATCCAAGCATTGTGCCCTTAGGGTCTAAGAAGCGCAAGTCTGTCTCGTCAGCGGATGGAACACCCTCTGGGATCTTGTCGTAGACAGCAACCACTGACATGCCTTGCAAGAGTGCTTCTGCCACATCGCTGTCGTTGTTCTCTGCCTTAGAGAAGGTCAAGTGGTAGTTGGCAATGCCTTTGACCTTACGACCCAGGATCTTTGTATAGTCATAGAACTGTACTGTAGGGAAGCACTCGAATACATTCAAGCCAGGGAGCATATCGTATTTCTCCCAGCTCAAATCGCTCGTGCCGTTAAGACGAAACACAGGAGTCAGGCCCAGCTTGGTAGCCATCTTAATGCCCTTCTCAATGTCCTTCTTCAAATCAAGCATGAAGTCCTGACGCTGTTCGTAGAAATAATTCGTCTTGCGGATGCGGGCTCGCTGAATAGTGTTGGTGTTCTCACCGCGCTTGAACATACCGCCACGGCCTGCGGTGTTAAGACATGATGCGATGCAACCAGGTGTGGCCTTTGGGCAGGTGTTGCGCCCGCTAAGGGTGGATGGTGCAAGGTGTAGGATGAATGATAGATAGCCAAGCTTCGTGCCCTTTTGGATTTTGGGATTCGCTGTAGAAAGCAGTTTGAACATGTTTCGCTCCAAGTTCGTTGTTGATGTAAGTATTATAACGCCTTTTAGGCTGGGCGTCAACCGTTAATCCCAATCTTTCTTGCCACCATGTTGTTCATTGTACTCGTATCCAGCGGCATAGGCCACGATCTCTGCAGGAGTCATGTCCTGGGCTTGAATGGGCTCTGAATCGTAGGAGCCACCCTCGTAGTAGTGAGGGTTGAAAGGACGGCTATACCAGCTGTCTGCTGAGCCACGATCAAAGGGTCCACCATGGCGGCTATCGTAGACTTGACCCTTGTACTCTATACGGCAAAATTGATCTTCTAATAACATTATACCATCTCCTTAAAATAACGATAGGGCAAGCCCAACAAGAAGCAAAGGTACTCGTCGTCGCCATCACTACCTTCTGCCTCGTGAACCCAGCGCATGGCCATCTCACGAGTCTTAGCACCCGAACGCATCAAGTCCTGCATACGCATTTCGAACTCGTGTGCGGCGATTGCTTCACGCTCTTCACGCAGAGTGTTCTCTTGATCGATAACACGAGCCAACTGAACGAACTCAGCTTCAAAGTCTGCTTCAGTCCAGTTGGTGGTATCAATACCACGTGGGCGAACGCCGTAGGCATCCTTGTACATATCCCAGTATTGGCAGGCATATTGCTCTAGCACGGACATCTCTTCCCAGCTTTTGAAATCTTCCATCTTATGCTCCTTGTGTGTCTGTATGTCTCTATTATAGCAAGGATTTGCCAAACTGTCAACAACCTTTCTTTCTGAAAGGTCTTTATTGGGTTGCCCAGCCTTGCCGTCCATCCCGTTGCCTTCGAAGTTTGATTATAGCTGAGATCCTAGAGTCAGTCAAGACGAAAGGTGTTGTATTTCTACAACACCTTTCATATGTGGTGGGCCCACCTGGACTCGAACCAGGGACCAAAGGATTATGAGTCCTCTGCTCTAACCAACTGAGCTATAGGCCCTAATTCGTATACCTTCGCACTTCTCTCAGATCATCGTCTGTATCCTCTAGGATCCAAATCTCTTCGTTAAACTCAAGAAGGTCTTGTGCAACCTTCTCTGCTTCTTTAAGGGTTGGGACGCACTCGAGGAGCTCTTCATGCCCCTCGTATAGGCCCCAGACTTCAAACTGGATAAAGCTCATTTTGATACCATTGTTTAGAAAGGAGCATCCTCGTTCTCAACAACCTTAACAGCCTTAGGAGCCTTAGGAGCAACTGCCTTCACAGGAGCTGTCTTAGCCTTAGGAGCGGCTGTCTTAGGAGTGTTGTCTTCAATGTACTCTGTGATGGTTGCCTGGGCTGTAGCATCAGCAAAGTCTTCAAGCGTCAAGAGCATCTTAGCCGCTTCCATCTTGGAGAACTCACCCTCGAGATCAGCCAAGCGGATGTCTTCATGGCCACTCTTAGCGAGCACCTTGATACGCATGATGTCATTGGCAAAACGAATCTTGTAAGAACCGTTCAATTTAGAAATACCTGCAACCGAAAAAGTTTTATCTGTAGCCATTTTAAAGTTTCCTTCTGTGTGTGTTTTAAAAGTATGAACGCCTTGTTCATGTTCTAATTATACAACTATTTTGGTTAGTTGTCAACCATTTTTCTTTGGTTTTGGACGAATCTTTGGATTTTCTAACTTGCCAAACTCTTTGTCCACATAGTATTGAATCAGGTTACGCTGGATCATTGTAACCAAATCGCCGTGATCATCATCCACTACAAAACGGACTGGACAGTCTGCCCATGTCAGCTTTCTATTGAAGTCTGCAAACCAACGTCTGTGTTCCTTGTTGTTCGCATTAAAGACTACATAAGGCCTGCCAAACAATGCTAATCGGCTCATTTGCTTTCTGTTATCCAGGATCGGATGACAGCCTCAAGAGCTTTGAAATCATAGTCTTTTGGTGCAGGACGAACACGCGATTGCTCGCGAGCATCATGCTCTAGGTTCTTTTCTTTATTTGTTTTCATGTTGTTCCTGTTCGTTTACCGCACTCAAACCGCCATCAAGATCGATGTCGATGTTTTCCTCGTCTTCCGAGTTCTGTTCTTCCCACTCTTCCAAGTTCTCAACGATGCACATGCACTCGTCAACTTCAGGGTTGATATACTCAGCCACTTGTGCCGCTGTCATATCTGTATAGTCCATGTAGTCGTCGCCATTCTCGTCGAACAGACCACAATAGCACATACCCGATTCCCAATAGATGAGCTTGACCTTAAAGCCCAAGTCCTGGAACTTCTCCATAGCCGCAATAGGCGGAGCCCATGCACTATCAAAGTTCATGCGTAAGTCTGTAGGACTGTCCTGGCTGGCTTGATCACCCTCACCGCCCACATCCCACTTGGTGCCCCATTCATTCACACAGTAGTCATACCAATTGGCGTAGCCATGCTTGGCCACATTGACTTCTTCCTGTGCTACAAGATCCTTTTGCTTTTGATCTTCGTCATCACCCACACGACCTGCCACAATGTGCAAGTCATCGGGCACTGGGCAAAACTCATTCAACAGTTTGCCATCAGCAAAGGCCTTCTTGGCCCGCTCGATCATTGCTGGGTCTTCGTGTTCTAAGACAAGATAGTTGTTGCACCAATTAGGCATGTTAAACTCCCATTTCGTAAAAGGTTACTGAAGGATCAATGCTGAGGAGTTCCTCAGCACAACGGCTCAAACGGCGCACCTTGTCACGCACTACATCGCGTGGCAATTCGCCATCGCAGGTAAGGTTCTCAGGGCTCATGTCTGCATCAATCATGTCAGCGATACGCTGGCGATCCTTAGCGTTCAACAAGCTCAGTTCCTTGCCTTTGAAAATGCGGGTCCACTGGTTCTTCTGTGCCACATAGGCTTCTAGTGTGCTAATGTTCATCTTTACTCCTTTGTGTGTCTGTATGTATGTATTATACTGTCAAAGTCTGAACTTGTCAATAACCATGTCAGCTTCATGGGTATCGTTGCACTCGTCAGCGAACGCCAACAGCATCATTTGGATGATGGTCTTGCACTCGCGTTGCTCTACAGCGGGCAGGGTTCGAATAAAGGCATCCACACCTTCCTTGCTATTGATGCCCCACATGATGTCTGCTAAGGCCATTTGCTTTGGGTTGAATCCCAGGATCTCAATCATTGTGCTTTCCTTTGTGTTTGGGTTGACGTTTGTATTTAATCTTGCTCTCTACAACCTTCTGCTTGAAGGGCGTATTTTGGGCAAAGAGAACATAATGCTCTCTATGCTTGGGTTTGATTTTTATTACAATCTTCATTGCGCTCTCCTTACTATGTCATTATTATAGCGCAGAGAGCCCAAATTGTCAACTCAAAAGGTGTTGTATTTTTACAACATCAGCTGTTGCTGGTAGCGTAAGGGCTGAGCTCCTCGTCCCAAATACCTGCACCTTTGAACCAAGCATTGACAATCTCAATGGGACAGTTCAAGTCTTTGGCAATGTCCTCTGCACTCATACCCTCATCACAGGCACGGTATTCAATTTCCCAATCAAGTTCTGCCATCTTGCTCATCGTAGTAGTCCTTTTGAAATTTGAACTTGAGTTTCATCCACAGAGGCTAATACCTCTGCCAAGAGAGTCTTGTCAGTCAACTCTGCGCATCGGATAATAAGATCGTTATATCCATTAACAATTGATTGAAGTTCTTTACTCATTACCATTTACCTCCGGTGTTGTTGATATCCATTACTGTGTCTTCTGAGAGAAAGCCTTTGAGGATGTCTTCGGGCACATGACCCAACAGTTCTTCTATTGCTGTAAGATCACCATTCTCAATGTCTATGCGGATCTGCTCCATGACTAGATCTACCAGATCGGGCAGTTGATCCACAGCCTCTTCCAAGCGACTGATCTCTATTTCGTCCCTGACGCTGAGGCTAGGGCTTTCCCTTAGAGCCTCAAGGCGGGCAAGGGCCATAGCCCGTTTGCTTTGAAATCCGGTCATCCTGCGCACTCCTCTGCGTTAAGTTTCTTAATAGCGGGAGCCAGCTTCTTCCAACGCTCGCCCGCCTTTTTGTAGAACCACTCGCCTGACTGATAGTCGTCTGCTTTTGAGTACTTGAAGACATAGTAATAGTCGCTCCAAGTGTAGTGATCTTCAGCTTGCTTCAGAGTGTTGAACACTTTAAAGTCAACGTCTGACTCGCTTCTGTCGCGCTTGTAAAAAGTGCAATAGCCCTGATCCTTAGCGTGTTCGTACAAAGCCTCGTCTTCTTTGCTACCGTGCGGGCTGAAGGGATGTGCTTCGCCAATCTGTGTGCCCAAGCTACTCAAGTCGCCCATAGCAACCAAATGATTGACTTTAGAGCTTTCTGCGTAATGCTTCTGCAAGATAGCGCCGTTGTGCTCCAAGTAACCGTCCCAGTGGCAGTAGACTGCGCGAACTGTTTTGTTGTAAGGGTTTTGAATAGCAATCATTGAACGTGTACCCATTGTGTGCTCCTGTGTGTGTTTAAGTCTTAATTATACAGCCAAAACGCTTACTCGTCAACCGCTACACTAGAGCGCAACGCATCAAAGCAGTCTTGCACCCGCTCGTTCACACAGGTAAAGAAAGTGTAGTCGCCCACTGTTTGGCGCCCGTCGCCTTCTTCAATGTACTCGAACCCGCCGTAGTAGTCAAGCCCACGCAAGTTGTGATTGGGCACAGCAATGATCTCATCTGCCGCATCCACTAGCAATCGTCCACAGCGGATGTCCAGTCCCAAGTCCGAGGCGGGATGCTGTACGAAGTTGTTGCGGATGTTGCGCTCGATCACTTCATTGATACAGTCCAGCATCTCGTGTGTGCTGTCGAAATCGCAATCTGTAAAATAACCCATGTTTCGCTCCTATGTGTTGTTTAAGTCTTAATTATAGCGCCTTTCGGCGCACCTGTCAACTCAATACCACTACTCGACGCAGGGTTTCATCAACAATCTCTTCACCCGTTTCCTCGTCGAATTCTGTGTCGTATTCGTTCTCAACCATCTTGTCCATGCGATGGTAGTCACTGTAGACCACTGCACCCACATCAACCCTATCAACCTTTGGGGCCACTTCTGTGCGCCAGTGGTCGCCATAGTTGTAGGCATAATGTACTTGAGCCTCAGGGTCCAGACCCTGCAACATCTCAATCAATTCTTTAACTTGCATGGTTCGCTCCTATAAATTAGATTGGCCTTACATCAGCTTTCGCATGAATGCCTTAAATGGCGCCCCTGTAGGAGTTTCACCTACTCACTGCCCTGAGTTGCGAACTCAGCGTGGATTCCCGGGACATAAACTTCAGTTAGAAAAGAACTAAAGGAACGTGTACATCTATCTCTACCACTAGGCAACGTCTGCACTAGGGCCTGTACTGTCATTACTTCCTACATACTCCGCCGCTTCTCTGGGATTATTTCCGTATCATCTAAACGGACCCCTGTTTCATAGACTTACTTAGAGCGTACCCGTCGGTACGGTTCCTCGCCATAAGCCCCTAACGGTGTAGGTAACCTTTAATACTTTTCTAACTGTTCATGTGCTTATTATAGCACATGAACCTAACCTTGTCAATTCACTTTCACTTTGGACGGGTATTACAAGTTTCAATACCCCTGAAGTGCCACTTTCTACAGTGTGTACATTCCATAGTGTGCTCCTTGTTGCTAAGTGTTAATTATACTCTCAGGCCAACACATTGTCAACCACTGTCAACATGTTAGCAGGCACTCTCCACTGACCCATGCCCGTGTCCACTGTGACATATTTGATGGCCACTTTGGTTACAAAGCCACGTGTGAGTCTGCCTGTCTTTGAGCTGGTGAACTCCACGTTATCGCCTGGACGGATTGAACGTTTGATCCTCTGGGCCAATTGTGCTTTGTTCCATTTCACTGCATCAATCATGCTGGAGAGTTCTGTGTTGGTCCAACTCTGCAGCATGATAGCTGAATTCACTTGTTGAATGGTTAGCATTTTCGCTCCTGTGTGTGTTTAAGTGTTAATTATAACTTCAAATCCTCTCAACGTCAACCTGTCCTAAGAGCTGGGCCATGTCTTTGAGAAAGCGTCTAATTGCAACCTTCTGCACAGTGGGCAACTCGTCTAAGAGAGCCAAGCCTCGCATCTCAGTGGCCGCTTGAAGCAAGTCACCGCCTGTGTTTTGCTCTGCATAGGCCTGTACAATCTCAATCGCTTCCTGGATGTCCATCTGATAGATGTTGCCGTTGTTCATAGTAGTGATGGTTCTCATACAAAGATCTCCTTAGACAAAATTTTATCGTTGACTTCATTATAGCACAAGTTCATAGCCTGTGTGACAAACGTGTACACAAGGGCCTTGTCCTTAGCGGGCAGTTGCTCAATGCGCTCTTGCAACTGGGCAAAGGTCTCTGGTGTGTAAAAGAACCCATTGAATGGGATCGGGTTTTCAACTACATTATACATAAGTTTCGCTCCTTTGTTTGTATGTGTTAATTATAGCGTAAAGTTGGCAAGTTGTCAACAACCCTACAGCTAGTAGGGTCATTGTGTTGCTTATACGCAACAATAGCTGTTTGCAGGAATTAAAGCATTTTCCTCTATGTAGCTTAAAGTATTAATAAAGCGTTCCCGTATGCAAGTGTCCATGCACATGATAGTATTGTGCAGTGCCTCTGTATTTTTTAAACTGTTAAAGTCTGCAAGGGCAAGTGTAACAACAGCAATGTCCGGGCCGTAGCCGTAGCGTTTAACGTCCTCGGGGTCTGTCAACCAGTCCGTTGTATTTTCCGCAATAGTTTGCAGTGTAATTACATTAATTTGTGTAATATGGGATTGTGTTAGTTTACGCATTGTTAGCTCCTTAAAATTGTATTATACAACAAGCTAGCCAAAACGTCAAACAAACGCTTTGTATAACCCTACTGTGCAAATGGCTATTGACACGAGGTTTGTTACTAGTTGCGGAGTGTTGCGCACCCGTATGCTCCATATCAAGTAGCACCCGCCCCCAAGTACTCCTGCAATAATATTGTAGGGGTACATGTTAAGAGACATTAATGCATACATACAGAGGAAGCAGGCCGTGCCTGCCCACTGTATAACGTTATTAAACATCCTCGTACCCGTCTTCTTCCCAGCCGTATTCCGTTGCTATAACGCCTGCATCAGTTATGTCAGTTGCGTTAGCAATAGCATCTGCCTCTTCAGCTGTTTCCGCTTGTATCTCTAGCGTAAGCTCTACCGTTTGCTTGTAATAAAATGTTTTCATTTGTGCTCCTTATGCGTACATTACAGTTACATCGCCCTCTACAAGCATTGCAGTGTAGCCCTCTTCGCCCGCTTGTGCGCAAGCAACCCACTCGTCAAACAAGTCGTTGTTTACTTGTTCTCTTTCAAAAATAAGTATGCCGTTACAGCTAGCAAAGTCTTGCCCGCGCTGTAGTGTAACGTTTACAGTATTACCGCTAGCATATGCGCTACTATAGTAGCCGCCGTCCTCTACGCTTACAACTTTAACTTTACGCATTGTGTGCTCCTTAAAAACTAATTATAGCACATTTTATCCAAAACGTCAAATGCGCTATAATAACCCTACAGCTAGTAGTGTTTAAATATCCGCACACTCCTCATATACACTTTGCACATGTGCAGGGTCCAAACGTGTAAGCCCGTTAATAAACGCCAAACCCACGTCACAGCTAACGTAATGCTCCCCTTGCATCCCCTGCTCGCTGTACTCCACGTCGTTAGCTTCTTCTGCTGTAAAGCCCAGCTGTTGCAAGTAAGCACGTAGTTCCTGCATAAACAGTTTATCTGTGTATATAAGTCCGTTTGTAGCTGTGTCCCAGCAATTGCATCCCAGCTCGTCTGTTGCAAAGTGTACGCACAGCTCGCCAAAATCCCTCTCGTTTGTAATGTACTGCAAGTCCAGCTTCGTAATGTCAACAGCTTTTGCTGTGTTGCTCCAATAGCCGTTTCCGTTTGTGTGTAGTGTTGTGTATACTGTTTGCATAGTTCGCTCCTATTTGCATTGTTTAAAAACTTATTATAGCGCATTTTAGCCAAAATGTCAAATGCGCTATAAAAAGCCCTTACGGGCTGTAGGGTTATGCGTTTTGCACTTTGTACAGTTGCTCGTCTAAGTAGTCGGAAATAATTTGCTTTTTATATGCGTTAGTAATAGTTTCTTGTAGCGTCTCGCAAGCGCACAGCAAGTTAGTATCGCTGTCGTCTTCTTCTAGTACGTACTGCAACACTTGCAACATTGTTTTGCCCGTACGCACTGCTTCCGCAAAAACTATAGCTTCGCAATTTTTAACGTCGTTGTTTTGCGCTGAGAAGCCGTTTGCGTATTGTGTAACTTGTAACATGTATTTCCTTTAAAAATGTATTATAGCACAGTTTGAGAACTTTGTCAATGACCCTACTAGCTGTAGGGTCTTGTGTTGTTTTTAGTCTACAAATTCTACGCTGTTTGTGCGTATTGTGCTGTATACTATAGGGAGCACACTTGCAAGCTCGTTTTGCAAGTTGTTAGCAAGTAAGTCCCCGCTAACATAAGCACACTTTGCTTGTGTAGGGAAAGCATATACTACTTTCTCGTTACCGTATTTGTCTTTTTTAAACTGCTTGTGCGCATTAAACGCGACAACTAGCTTGTAAGACTGTAGTTTTTTGTTGTAAACTAATTTTGCTTTTGCTATGCATTGTGTTAACATTTTAGCTCCTTTGTGTGTATGTGCTAATTATAGCGCACTTAGCCCAAAACGTCAAGTCAAAAATAAAGACCCTACCGGCGTCAGGGTTGTTGACACACTCGAACTTTGGCGCTATAATTACAACATGACGAAGAGAACAGCACGTAAAGACAGCAACTTTGTAATCTATGTTGCTCTGCACAAAGAGCTAGCTTACATTGGGCTTACCCGCAAGGGTACTGTTACAGTTGCAGCAGCTGTGAAGGAACGCTGGCGCAAGCATATAAGCAGAGCCCGCAACGAAGACAGGGACTGGGAGCTGTACAAGTACATCAAGCAGGGCAATTGGGCGGGCTGGACTCATCAGGTCATAGACATAGTAAGGGGCAGGGCCGAAGCATATGCCTACGAGCGAGAGCTGGTCAAGCTGATGCAACCGGAACTTAACGATCAATATCTCTAAGGAGCAGCTATGAAGCAAGATTGGACCATGTATATCTATAAAGCAGACCGGCGTACTCGAACGGGTGAACGCTTGTTTTCAACTACAGTATGGCATGACCGTACTGAAGACAGCATGCGACGAGAGTGCAATGAAATCTATGATCTCTACCCCGCAACCAAAGGCTGGCGTTTTGAATGTCACCCTAGTATGAAATGGGTTACAAACCTCATGACGGGCAAGCCAATTCAAATTGCGCATGATACGCCCCGTGCATGCGATCCGTCCAGTGAACTCTACTGGAGCATGTAAGCTAGTCCAGTTGACAAGATACTAGACTAGCTGTATAATAGACTAAAGGTTCGAAGCACTATAACGCGGGATGGACGTTGCTCACGACTATTAATAAGCACAGTCATCTTCACCATTGACCACTATGCGCATAAAGGTTCTGGGCAAAGGTTCGGTAATATAATCGCTAGCATCCAAATTACTACCGTGATCGAATATGGCAAAGTCACAATTTGATTGTGTATACTTGAATATCTGTATAACACCGCGATCATCTACTTGCACATGTGCAGTGTGAGTAGGCAACTGTATAACTACCTTGGTTGTAATCATTATCTTATTCCCTCCGGTTGTATATTGTATTTAATGGTTAGGCCAATAAACTACCGTGTTGATATGATAGTATATCCTGTGTACGCTGTATATAGCAGCGGGGTCTTAGAGTCAATGTGTCGACTTGACAAAGTCCCAGAATCGCTGCAGTGGTCGAGTCAGAGTACTAGTACTGTATACTATATGTCTGTGACTTTCAGATCTATAGTGTAGAAAAGTGTGAGATAGATCAGACCACCCGGCGTATAGGCGCTAGCAGCGGGGCCTAATCATTAGAAAAGTGCTGAAAAGTGTGATAAAGTGCAATAAAGTGTGACAAGATCTTGAATAAGAGTCAGAACCGTGCCAGGGGTACCGTGTCGTACGGTGTCTACAGTGAAGAATGGTTGAGGTCGAGACAGGCTATGTTTAAATGGTATGCTCTCAATTCCCTCTCAACTTCCCTCCCAACCTTCCCCACTCAAACGGTTCCGGTCCCTACACTATGCACTATCGTATATCACCATGCAACAACTTACTAGCAGCGGGGCCTTTTCCTGCGTACCCAGATATATACATGATGCGCTTATACTGTTATGACTCATACTCAGACGATCCCTACACTCTAGATCAATTGGGCTTCTGCTCACACAGCTACTATGCGCAACCTTTGGGCATACGCTTCTACATACGGGAAGACCGTTTGAGTCTAGCGTTATTAGCAGACTCATTACTAGTTGCCCGACCCAAATTAGATCTCGTCATATAGCAGCGGGGTCTATTACCCATACTCATACTACTCATACTATGCGCATACTCGACGAACTCATACTAGCTGTTATCATTGGACTACTACGTGTACTAGCTGTCATAGTCATATTTGGCTTGTCACTAGTACTAGTTAGACACTTATAGTCACAATCAATCTAAGCTGCTTACATAGTGTGTTCCAGCGTCACGATGTTGTTCGCACAAGTATGTTTGATTTTTGATCCAATTCTTAACTCCACAGTCATATCCAGTTAGTTGACTAGCTGTGTGTTCACCAATACTCTTACCAGTTGATACAGTACTCACTATGCTTATGCCGGTATAAACTGCGCAACCACTTAGAGTTGTCACTAGATATGCTGACATAATTAAACTTGTGTACTTGATCATCTAGCTAGTTTATACTATATGAGTCCCTGAGTCAAGCTCTGTGAGCACACGGGGCTTGCCGAAAGGTTTGATTTGATTTAGGGACAACTAGCTCAAAAATTTTCCGCTACCGCTTTGCGGGCAAAATATCTGCTTGACTCGCCCAATTTATTCTGTTATAATATCTAGTATAAGGAGACACACATGGCCACAGCTTACTTAGAAACTACACAATGGGATGAAGGTTTGAGCATCAATCACACTTACTTGTTAGAGGGTGATAAGATGTTGGCCTATATTCGTGCGGGCACTATGGAGCCGTTTTACTTCAAGGCTCCCATACGCATTGATCGTCGGGGACGTAAGTTTGTTGCGGTTGAGCCCAATCCATTTGATCAGGAAGTGCCGGAGCAATTGGCACACATTCGTGAGGTCCTGGGCTCAAAAGGAGCTAAGTATGTGGTTGACATGGAGCAAGGCACTTGTACTTGTCCAGGTTATACATTCAGGGGCGCTTGTAAGCATACGGCTGAGTTGGTGCCCGCTTAACACTAGGAAAATACACTATGATGAATAAAAAAATTAAAGAGCTTTGGGCCATAACCACAGCACCTCCAATTGACAACTATACCTTGGGCAATATACGCATGAGTAGCCAGCCATCCTCAATTGAGCGTTTCAGCGAGTTACTTTTAACTGATGTTCTGCAACAGCTGGCTGATGCCAATATCAATCATGCCTGTGGCACAACCTATGATTTGGGTGTGGCTGAAAGCACTAGACAAACGCTCATGCGGGCCGTCCAGGCTACTTATGACATCAAGTTCATAGCCAAGCCCACTGAGCCAGCCTTTCCAGTTAAGGTAACTCCTCCATTGCCAGGTCGCAGGGACTGATGAAGTATCGCCAATTCATTCTGGGCTTTTTAGTTGCCACGCTGTTTTGGGCATGGATACTCAGTGACATAACCATTCCCGAATATACCATTGAACATAGGGCTGTTTGCACATGAAATCATTTAGGGTTAGTCCGTTGGATCGACGTCATAAAGGCCATAAGTACTTTAGCCATTATGTCATGCCCATTTGGACCATGCACTTGGAGGACAAGTTGCGCTACTTTGAATGGCGCAATTGGTGCTGGGACACGTGGGGTCCGGGCTTGGAACGTGACATGGCTGTAGAGTGGAACAGCAAGGCCTGGGGCGATGAAGTCAAATGGGCTTGGCACACAGACGATGGAGCCAAACGTCTGTACTTTGCCACAGAGAAAGAATTGAATTGGTTTACTTTGAGGTGGGCCAGCGAATGACCCTAGCCGAATACTTTGCCCTGCACAGGCCCAAGCCCCGATATCAATTTGGTGACAGGGTGGAGGGTCGATACATGGGCATACCCTGGGTGGGTACAGCCTATACGGACAACCTGCGTAATGAAACAGAGGGTGTCAGGGTAAGCATCCATTTGGACTTGCCCATCAAGCTGGATGGCCAGTATACTAGTTACATCAGGGTAGAATACAAAGACATTAAAGGACTTAGAACATGAGCGATGATAAACAGCTGGACCCTATTTCAGAGTTTTTAGCCAAGGGTGGTAAGATACAGCAAATACCCTCGGGGGTATCGGGTAGGGTAGAAGGTGCTCCAATATCAGCTTGGGGTGCTCCACGCAAAGCAGGCAGGCCAGCACAGGCTGATGTGGCTCCTGTGACGGAAGAGGATGACGACGAATGATAAAGAATGTAATGGGCGGACCCGGCGTTGTGGTCAATGGTGGCAACACAACAATTCAATATATCAATCCCTCCAGCGAGAACCCCATGCAAGGTGTGATACGTGTAAAGGGCAATGACTATCAAGTGTTTGATGGCAGCACATGGCAGCAATTGGCCACAGGATATGCCAGCGTTAGTTTGGATCCGGAAACACAGGATCTACTTCAATGGGCACGTACACAACGACAGTTGGAGTTGAATCGTAAAACTCTAATTGAAAACAATGTGGCCATGGCCAAGGCCTGGGCAGCTGTCCAACGTGCCGAAGCTAATTTTGACTTCCTGGCCAAATTTGTTGAAAACGATTTGGATGCTGAATTGAGAGAGCTGGCACCGTGAACATTTTAAATATATGCATAGAACTGGCTAACCCATTTGATCGCTGGGACTATTATGATAACCTTGGATCAATGCACGGGTCTTTGTTCAAACACAAGTTTTGGGAACTAGATCACAGCTACTACAGTCCTATGCTTGTTGATTGTCTAGTTCGTTGGACACGCAAGCAGGATCATGCTGGCTTTGAGTTCAGCATGGGCGTACTGGGCTATGGTGTTCATTTCCGCATATACGATACTCGCCACTGGGACGATGCTAACAATGCCTACGTTAAAACTTACTGTTGAGCAATGGAAACAAATCCGGGAGGATTTGCACACAGAGCATCCAAAGAGTGTGTTTATGCTCAAAAGCAAAATGCGTAGCATATTAGGCTTTACTGTACGTGAGCATAACGAATGGGTTATCAAGCCAGATGGCGGCTACGGTGAACATTCCATTCGTCTTGATTTCTACAATGAAAGAAAGTATACTATGTTTTTGTTAAAGTTTTCGGAGTTAATAAATGCGAGATCTGATCTTAGAGTACATTGATGATATTTGGGAAGTTAATCTCGAATACGAATTCGAAACTAATCAAATTGATATTCATTTGATGAGTGATGACGACTTGTTAAAACTATTTGTAGATATTGTAAGGAAATACCCATATGACGCTAGATGACCTAAAACACATTTTCCGCTTTCAAACAACAGCAGATGCAGACTATACTCCCAAAGATACTGTAGAATATCTACTAATTGAAGGCAAGAACAAAATGACTGGAACACAGGCCGTTCATGAACTGGAGAATCTAGTTGTGTTACTAGATAATTTTGAGTTTGAAGGCTATAAGGATCGCATGCCTATATTTGTCATGCCAGAAGGCCAGGTGTGATTGAATTGAAGCACGTAGAAGTTGGAATGTGGAAATTGCCGGGGATTACCTTTAAAGCTGACAAGTTATCAAACGAACTTGCAAAAGAAATGGTTGCTTGGGCAAAAGAAAACAAGTGCGGAACCTGTATGGGTCCAGGCTTTTGGTCATTTAGAACAACAGCACAGCGTGATTGGTTTATCCTACGATGGATTGATCATATTCCTAAAGAAGATGTTAAAGAAGGACAAACATAATGGATGTAAGTAACGCAGCCAACATGTTGGCAGGAAGTATATTGGTAATGATAGCATTGGTTGTTATTGTTATTGGTATTGTTGTAATAAACAATATCTTTCATAAGTATTGGCAACCTGTGCAATGGATGAAGATGATGAATCATCCTATGTATATTACTCGTGAAGAACCGGTAGTAGAGCACAAGGAACCAAAATGATTATCTATCTAGACATGGATGATGTGGTTGCAGATTGGCACACAGCCGCACAAGATATGCTGAAGATGCGTTGGAACAAAGACAACGAACGCATCCCACAAGAAGATTGGGATCGCATCAAACACAACAGTCATTTCTATCGCAACCTGCCACTTAAAGAAGGTGCAAAGGAACTAGTTGAATATTGTCGTAATGCTGTGGCAAGTGGGAGGGCAGATGGCTTGTTCTTTCTCACCGCATTACCACACGATTATTCAATGCCCTATACCGCCAGTGATAAAGTATGGTGGGCACACGAACACTTTCCAGATGTTACTGTATTCATTGGACCATTCAGTCACGACAAGTGGCGTCACTGCAAGCCCGGTGATATCTTAATTGACGACCGTACTAGCAACTGCGAAGACTGGATCAAAGCAGGCGGGCAAGCACACATCTATCGAACTTGGGAAGCATGCAAGCCATGGCTGGAAAATATTTGCTAACAAGCGGCCGTCGTATGGGCAAGAGTTATGTGAATAGTTTGCTACAAAACTGGTACACCACCATGGGCATCACATATACTCCCAAAATCAAATGGCAACGATTACCAGGACTCAAACTACAAGCCTATGTGGATGATGTGGCACCTCGTGGATTTGAGCGTGGACTGAATGAGTCAGACTTGGATCCCGTACAGGCCTGGAGTATTGAATCTAACTGCGGCAAGCGAATGAGTTTCAATGTTTGGCAGTTTCCCAGCGAAAAGCACGTTACCATGTTCTTAATTAGGTGGGCATCATGAAAAATAACTATGATTATTATAACCAGGTCAAACATAGAGACCGTGCTGGAGACTTGGAGTATTTTATCTCCAAGTTTGAATGCCGTGTGGAAGACAGCCGCGAGTACAACCAGTATGTGAGACCCAGTTCCTATCATCAGGACTTTTATGATAGAGACAGTTTCCAAATGGACACCAAGATAACTCCCATGAAAGCTATACACCTAACTTCGGACAATCTAGCAAGGCTACTGGCAGAGCAGGAACACATGCAACGGCTTACTGATGATGCTGAGCAGGGTAAGCAGGTATGGCGGGAAAAAATTAGGGACCGAGCAGTACGAGATGCCAATCCCGCAGTGGAAAAGGCTTATCAAAAATATGTTATACTCTTGGAGTTGGCTCGTAAATGACATTAGAAGAAGAAATTCTCAACAAAGCTGGCAAGGCCATGGCCAATGACATTGACCGAGAAGTGCTGTGGGGCATGCTCCAAGGCATGGGATGGCACCGTGTTATGCTTCCGCGACTAATAGATAATTATCATGCTATTGATATATCTTATTGGTTAGAAGAGAACTGTAAACAAGCCTTTGAACGTAATGGCAGAGACTTTATCTTTGAAGATAGCAAAGATGCCAACTGGTTTAAGTTGCGCTGGGGATCAGTATGAAAATTGTAATAGAATGCCTGGTTATAGTGGCTATGGTTGAAATACTTTATTTTAATCTTACTTCTACTCCTAAACAAGATTATGTACACTATAATAACCCGTGGGCAAGACCAGTAACAAGTGGTCCACTGGAGAAAACAAAATGACACACGAATACCATTGTGTGCATGTGGACAAGGTTCCTACATATATATTAGCATGGATGGTGGAAACATTTGGGCCCGCAGGAAGTCGCTGGTGGCACAACAATAACAAAATCTACTTCAGAGATGAAAAGGATTGGATGTGGTTTGAATTGAGGACATGATGAAACGACTATTATTTTTAATCTGCTTTATTAGTACAAGTGTATTTGCAGACGGTGCTTATGCATTGTATGATTACGACCAAAGCGAATATCAAGTATCATTTAATACGTATGAAGTAAGACCTATTGCCAGTATTACTAAGTTGTTTACGGCTATTACTATTTTGCGAAGCGGTGCTGATCTAAACGAAAAAGTAAAAGTCAACGGTAAAAGTGGCGGACACTTTCCTAATGGCATGCTAGTCAGTAGGCATGACTTGATGAAGGCCATGATGATTAGCAGTGATAATCGTGCCGCTGAAACATTGGCCAATACTTACCCTGGCGGCTTTAATGAGTTTATCAAAGATGCTAACGCATACATTCGAGGTCGTGGCCTGATACATACCAGTATTGAAGAGCCCACAGGCCTAAGCCGTAATAATGTAAGTACAGCTAATGAGTTGATCAGTTTCTTAGGAGCAATTAAAGACAATGAAGCACTAAGAAACTATGCAGATGATAAAACAGCAGAGATCCTAATCCCTAAAGGCAAGAAGTACATACATATCCAATTGCATAATACCAATCCTAGTATCTTCAAGTTTGATAATATACTAATTAGTAAGACAGGGTTTACTAATCCAGCAGGCCGATGTGTTGTCATGCTAGTTGAAAAGGACAAGCGTCACTATGGCATTGCAGTATTAGGGCAGAAGAATGTTAACGAGCGTAGTCAATTGGCAAACGGTTTAATTACTACGCCACCTTTGCCGACTAAACCTATAGAAAAGAAACCTGACCCAATACAATTTGACTTGCCAATGTAAAAACATGAAAAAGAACCTACAAGATTATATTCAAATTTACCCAGGACTATTAAATTTACAAGTCTGTAAAGCGACAATTGATGAGTTGTCAACTATGGATGTTAGTCGATCAGCATTTAAGACATATAGTCAAGAATCTGTAACTATGCCTGGAGAGGAAGAGCGTTACGAATTTCAAATAACCGAAGACAAGCAACTAAAAACTTCAACAGAGTTAATGAAAACAATTTGGCAATCTATATTCAATTATACGAGTCATTATAGATTTCCATGGTGGCAAGGATGGAACGGGCATACTTTGCCTAAGTTTAACATATATAAACCAACATCAATCATTACAGAACATTGCGATCAAACATCTGGTGTGTTTGATGGTACTAGGAACGGTATACCTATATTGAGTATTGTTGCATTACTTAACAATGATTTTGAAGGCGGAGAGTTTGTCATGTTTCAAGATCAACCAATCCCTCTCAATGCTGGAGATGTTATGGTTTTTCCTAGTTTGTTTTTATATCCACATAAAGTTACTCCTATTATTTCTGGAACACGATACTCTATGGTGTCATGGGTTTGGTAATGAACAGTAGTGTAATCAAATTACCAAACGGAGATTTTACTACGACACAATACCTTAAAGATCACTATTATCAAAAAGGACACTTAGGACAACGCAAAGGTACTAAGTTAAACGACTATATGGTACTAGAAGATCGTGTACATCAAATACATAGAGTAATAGTACACAGGTTTCGAATGGGTGAAGTAGAAGATCCAGATTTGTATGCGGCTACATCGCTTTGGGAATGGCAAGCTAGTGAAATGGGTAAGTTTGTCATGGAGAAGAGCATAGAAACTCCAGTATGGCACAGGCAACACGATGTTGCCAATTATGGCTACCAATATGCCGTTCAAGCATTTCTCAAAGGAGTAGACTACTCGTTTTGGGTTCTTAAATGGGGAAATCAAGTTGACACAAACGCCTCTTTGACTGTATAATAACTTATACAACTCAAGAAAGGTTTTTATGCATTGGCTTTTACCCGTAGCAATGGTGCTTACCGGCAATCTAGGCTGGGCATTGATTACCACCTTAGTTTTTATCTTAATGGAGTAACAATGGAACCAAAATATCTTTATACCATTCGTTGGACACAACCCTATCCAACAGATCGTATGCGGCCGTATCTACGCCAATTGCGCGAAGACTTTGAAAAGATAATCGAAGCAAGGCTTGAACGTAAAGAGTTCGCCGAAGCAGAAGAAATCATAAGGAGAATACAAGATGCAAATAAGAGTTAAAGAAGATGCCAACGAGTTTGGCAAGTGTGGTTGTGGCCGTAGCCCGACCGGTAAGTGTATTGGTTGGCATGGGTTGACTGAAGAAGGTTTCAAACATGCTCAAATGCTTTGGATGGAAGAACAACTACGCCAAGATGCAGAATTAGAAGAAGGTAAAAAATGAATTGGTTAAAACTCAAATTGCGTAATTGGGTATTAAGTGCTCACGACGAACCTGAACAAATTTATTCAAATTCTAAAGTAAGCCGTGGTCTGAATACTGTTAGCACACGTGATGTAGGTGCTGATCCTACACTACAGTTTAAAGTATATAATGCTATTGGTGGCAAGGTTGTGGAGTTCAGCCGTTATGATCGTCAAAAGGATCGACACTTCCATGATATCTATATCATTGGTAAAAACGAAGACTTTGGCGAAAAGATCGCCAAAATTGCTATGTTAGAGAGCTTAAAAGATTAATCACAGTAAATAAACTAACCGGAGAAAATTATGGACACGTGGATTACATGGATTTTAGGCATTTCAGCAGCTTATTGGATTGGCCATTTTGTTGGCGGACATGTTCGTGCTTATCAGATTATGCAAAACTTGATTAAAAACCCAGATGGCATGATAGAATTGATTAACAAATTGAAAACCATTAATGATGCAGAGATTGTAGAAGCAACGGTTATCCCAGACGATGCTATCATTGTTGATGTGCAACATGCCAACGATCAAGTTTACTGTTATGATAAACTTACCGGTGAGTTTCTAGCGCAAGCTGGTAATCTACATCAAGCCATAGTATTGGCCGCAAAACGTTTTCCTGGCAAGAAGTTTTGGCATCCTGAGTTAAAACAAGATAGCCAAACAGCTTGAATATAACTAAACACTTTGTTATAATAGATACAGCTGATGAATTTCAGCATAATCTAAAGGAAACAAAAAATGAAATATTTCAATCCAGAAACAAAAACTTATAAGTTGTTCAACGCAATGTATAACGGCGAAGCAGTTACAGCCGCTCAAGCCGCAAAACGTTTTGGCATCAAGAACATCAGTGCTGAAGTAAGCCGCATCCGTCAAAACGGTTATGCAGTTTATGCAAACACTCGTGTTGCTGGTAACAACGCTAAGGTAACAGAGTATGTTATCGGTCAACCAAGCCGCAAGATCGTTGCCGCTGGTTACAAAGCAATGTCACTTGGTCTAGTTTAATACTAGAATAGTTTGAAAAACTAAACCACCTTCGGGTGGTTTTTTTATAAGAGGTACATTTTACAGAAAGAGAATATGAAAAAGTTATTGTGTATTGTAATTCTTGGAATCTATACAACTACGTCGTTGGCAGAATCCGAAAGTGTTTTGGATCATTGGGCCACTGGATTTAATTTTACTAACAATACTTATTTTTTTAAGAAATCGAATAGTGCTAAAACTTCTGTAAGTTTGTCAAAAAATCTTTCAATTGAGAAAGAAATTCCATCCGTAACTGATGATGTAAAAGAAATTATGGATTCGCAAGGAACTAGGATTGTTTTGCTTTCAGTTAATAAGAAAATTGTATTAGAAAAGTACCTTAAGAATTCCTTGAAAGATTCTACACCATTAGCTTTTTCAATGTCAAAAAGCCTAACCTCGCTTGCAATAGGTCAAGCATATTGTGCAGGAAACATTAAAAGTCTTGACGATAGTGTAACAACATATGTTCCTCGTTTAGCTAACACATCCTGGGGTAACTCAACTGTAAAACAAGTGTTACTCATGAATAGCGGCAGTGCTGTTGGGAACTTTGAGTCTGGTTGGAGTGCCGAACATGTCAAATTTCAAAATAGTTTTATATATAGCGGTTGGAAATATAAAGATTATGTTGATGATATGATTGCCAATGATGATAAAAAATTTAAACCCGGAGAAGTTTTTCAATATAATAACTATGATACAGTTGCCCTTGGACTTATAATTGAAGGAGCTGTTAAAAAAGAATTTGTGGAATATTTTCATGAATCTATTTGGGCGTTAGTTGGTGCCGAACACGATGCATCATGGTTAAGAAACAGAAACAATCAAGCCGCTACCTACAACGGTTTTAGTGCATCTCCCGAGGACTATATTAGACTTGGCCATTATATTAACAGTCTTTACAAAGACCCTTCATCATGTATGGGGAAATACCTAAGAGAATCTATTAAACCAAAACAGCAAGTTTCTCCAACAAGATGTTACGGTTATCAAATTTGGACTTGGTGTGATGAAAAATACGGGTTTTTCTTTGTGGGTTACGGTGGGCAATATTTGATAATGCAACCGCAACGAGATATTGTATATTATGTTCATCAAGGCTCCCAAAAAAATGACGCCAAGGTAATTTCTTTATACTCAAAAATGGTTAATCATTTATATAAAAATAATTTTAATATAGCCAATGCTCAAATTTTTGATTAGTGTTTTTATAATTTCATAAATCTCTAGTGACTAACCCCTATGCGATAATTACTGTATGATTGATACAATATTCAGACCCACACTCGAATGGATTAAAGATGACTATAGAACCTATCCATTACGTTTTATGATTGAAGTCTTAGCTTGGGCTATTAGCATAGGTAACAGCTTTGTTATGATGTTAACAGTTCCTAATCCGCCTTTACTGACCTTATACCCTATATGGATATTTGGTTGCTGTTTGTATGCATGGGCTGCTTGGAGCAGGCAGAGCTTTGGTATGTTAGCTAACTATATCTTATTAGTTAGTTTAGATAGTATAGGTCTAGCAAGGATGATTATCAATGCCTAAGTTATGGATAACTGGAGATAGTTATAGCTATATCTTTCCAAATGATAACGATGAGAGAGTTTGGATTAATCAATTGGCCGCCCAGCTTAATTGTCAAGTAGAGAACGGTAGTATCTCCGGAGCCAGCCAAGATTATTGCTGGCAATACTTAGAAGATAGTAAAACAAATATATCTCCAGAAGACTATATTATAGTTTTATTAACCAAGTCTGATAGATATTGGTTGTTTGAAGACAAGCCCGAAGCGTCTAATTCAAAAATAACCAACATGGCTGAGATGGTTGGATTTAAAAGAGCAAAAATAGCCAAAGATTTTTTTAAACATATCCAAAGACCGGAATTAGATGTACTGTCAGTGAAGAATCGATTAGGTTGGCTAGATCACACAGCATATCATAATAAATGGCGCAAACCATTAGTTATTGTTGGATTTGGACAAGATTACGGTTCTGACAATAGTTACCAATCATTAGTGTTTAGTAAAGGTAATATTAATGAAAATGTCAGCAGACAAGAACAAGAAGATCATACAGAGCGTGAATTCTTTGAAGGATCGGATGCTAGATATCATCATATGATTTTTAGCAATCATATAATCTTTGCTAAGAAAGTTTACGAGTCTTTAGTTAATAATGTAGAATTAGATTTGACACAAGGATTTATAAAACAAATCCTAACCAAAGATAAACTTGAAAATACAAACTTTACTTCAGATGAATTTGGTAAAGAAAACTATCAAAAATATCTTAAAAATCGAACAATATGGCGTAATAGGAATAGCATATGAGTAGATTGTTTATCACAGGAGATAGCTTTACCTATGTAATGCCCGCGGATCAAAATGAAAATGTTTGGCATGTAGACATAGCCAAAAGACTAAATTTAGAAATAGTCAACGTTAGTCTATGGGGATGTAGTCAAGACTTTAATTGGAGAATTCTGCACGATTTAAAAGACAAAACTGAGCCAACTATTACTTCAGACGATCAGTTAATTGTTCTATTAACCAGTCCAGGTAGATTTTGGTTTTTTGAAGACCGCCCAGACATAACAAATCCAAATGTAATAGATTTAGATGCCGCAATAGGAACTGAACGAGCTAAAATTGCTGCTGACTATTTTAGATATGTACAACGTTCTCAATTAGATAACTTGTCTGTAAAAATGCGATTAGGATGGCTAGCTAGCACAGCTAGACAACTAGGTTGGAAACCTCCGTTAGTTATCTTTGGATTTGATCAATTCATAGGAGAAACATCTGATTTTCCAGAATTAAAATTTAGCAAAGGCGCATTAGCGGAACATGTTAGCTCTATGGAGCAAGTTGATCCAAAAGACCGTTTAACATTTAAGGCATATGATGCAAGATACGGACACTTGTGTTTAAGCAATCATAAAATATTAACTGAAAAAATTTATCAAACATTAGTTAATAATGCAGAGTTAGATCTAACTACAGGCTTTATTCAACACATATTAACTCCGGAAAATCTTCAGGATGCTGAGTTTGCTAAAAAAGAGTTTAGTCCGTTCCTATATGAAAAGTATTTAGAAAACGTTAACAAAAAAATAAAAACTCCATGGTATGAAAAATTTAAATAACAATGAAGATCTACAAATGGTAGAATTTCTTAGAAAACTAGATGATTTAATAATGGAGCAACAAGATAATTTTTCAGCACATGAAATATCAGGAATGTTGCTAAGTCGATTAACATTATTAATGAGTAATGATTTACCAGTAGGAAAAGAACTTTTAAAATTTGTCTGGGATAAACTAGACGAATTAGAACAAAGCAATCCAGGACAATTTTTATGACAACATTTACATCAGAAGACAGAATTAATTCTGTTCCTAAAACAGGATCAAAGTGGGTTGGCTCTAACAGCAGAGAAGAGTTTACTATTTTAGCAATTTGGAACCCAAACGAAGAAAGCGATCCCTGGGTCAAATATTGTAATCAAAACGATAGTGAATTTACCTGCAGACTTGAAGCTTTTCTAAATAGATTTTCACAAATTGTAGAATAACATGCGAGTATTAGTAACTGGCCATAATGGTTTTATTGGCCGGAACATGTTAGCTTGGATGGCACACGAGTCCGACTGGCAAGTTGACGGCTGGGACTGGGATCCGGATAGTTTACCTGATATAGTAAACTACGATTGGGTAATACACTTAGGTGCAATTGCCGATATGACAAATCCAGATGTTGATAGAATTCTAAAACAAAATTTAGAGTTCAGTCAGTTGTTGTTTAAAGAATGTAATACTCACGGAGTACACTTGCAATATGCAAGTTCAAGTAGTGTCTACGGTAATACAAAAGACTTTAGCGAGTATGCTCCTTGCAATCCACAAACTCCTTATGCTTGGAGTAAGTATCTATTTGATCGCTGGGTATTTCAACAGCCACAAAGTATATTTGTACAGGGATTTCGTTACTTTAATGTTTACGGAAAATATATGCATCTTCGCGGAACCCGTTCAAACATAATACACAAGTGGAGAGAAGAAGCCCGCAAAACAGGCAAGATTACAGTATGGGAAGGCGCAGAGAACATCAAACGAGATTGGACTTGGGTAGGAGATGTTTGTCGATTACACATTGATTTTATCAAAGAAGTTAAAGGTTCGGGCATATGGAATGTTGGATCAGGACTTGCACATAGCTTCTTAGATATCGCTGAAGAAATTGCTGAAATAGAAGGCGTTCATATTGAACTAGAGCCAATTCCTGCAGAAGAACAAGCCCGTATGCGTTCCAAAACATGTGCAGATTTAACACACCTTAAAGAAACTATTGGAAAGCGCAAGTGGCTAAATGTCTTTGAGTATTTAAATCAATAAATACAGTATGAGAGCAAACGAATTTATAAACGAAAAAGCCAGCCGCGCCTTATGTGTTAGTTCTAAGCCGGACAGCAAAATGGGAGCCAGTAACTTAGCTAGCTGTAAGAGCCAAGGACTTCGTGCTCGCGATGGCGAAAAGAGTCATCTAATTACATCAGGTAATCGTAAAGTGCGAGTCATTGTTGGCGGTAAACGTATTAAAGGTCGTAAATACGGCGGCCCATTACCAGACTACGGAACTAGGAAAGATCAGTTATGAGAATCTATGAAATATTAAAGGAAGCCGTTGATAAAGATGTAATGCAATTACAACGCGAACTAAAAGCCAAAGGCGAAAACTTAGGTAATTTTGGTCCTAATCAAGACGGTATAGATGGTAGACTAGGTCCATTCACTAGACGTGCTGCTGATCACCAACCTGACATTGCTGCAAAATACAAAGATGTATTGTCTCGTCCAAATAGTGTTGATGCACAGAAAGTAGATACAACTACAATTCAGGATCCAGACTTTAATAAAAAACTTGCAAAAGTAGCAACAGCATTAGGAACAACTTCTAATGCTCTATTAGCTGTTATGAAACAAGAATCAGGAGTTAATCCTCATATACAAAACAGTATTGGTGCCACTGGTCTTATACAGTTTATGCCTGACACAGCACGTAGATTAGGAACAACGACTGATGAATTGAAACAGATGGATGGTGTTCAACAACTAGACTATGTTTACAAATACTACAAAATGACAGGTGTTGGTGACGGCTCAGTTGGGGATCTATACATGGCAACCTTTATGCCAAAGTTTATTGGATATCCTGATCACTTTGTGTTGGGACAATTAGGCGGTGGCAAAGTCCCTGGAACAAACCTAAGTAGCGATTTAGTCTACAAGCAAAACAAAGGACTAGATCGTGATCGTGATGGTAAAATTACAATCGGTGACGTAAAACAATCAGTGTCTCGATTTGCATAACTAAATACCTAATGAATTTATTAGGTAATTTGTTAATCGCTCCTCCCGCCGTTAAAGGAAACTTTTGGCACAAAACTGTAATAATGATTACAGAGCAATCCCCACAAGGAACATTAGGCATTGTTTTAAACAAACAAAGTCAGTTATCTATTAGAGATTTTGGAGAACAGCTAGGTATGGAATTAGACTTACCTGGTATGATGTATGTTGGCGGTCCTGTAAGTAATCAAAGTCTAACACTACTTCATTCAACAGAGTGGTTGAGTAAGAACACACTTAGAATCAATAAAGATTTTAGTTTAAGTAGTGCAGACGATATACTTCCAAGATTACGAGATGGGGATGAACCCAAACATTGGCGACTATTTTTAGGAATGTGCGGGTGGGCTCCAGGACAACTTCAAGGAGAATTAGCTGGAACTCATCCTTGGAAGATTGAAAATAGCTGGTGTCTTACAAGCGCAGATTTGGAATTAACTTTTGAGTCCGACGGTTCAGATCAATGGTGCGCCGCACTGGATAAAAGTGCTAATGAGTTTGCACAACGATTATTGACATAAACTGTAATCTAGTGTATAATAAATACTTAGGTTGGGTCTGTAACACAACTATGAGAGTATTAAAATGTCCGATTGTCTTTTGCTCAACGCAGATGGAAACCCAGTGGGGTTGATGCCGTTGAGCACAATTACCTGGCAAGATGCAATTCGATACATGGTTTTAGATAAAGCCGATGTATTGTACCTACACGAGAATTGGATAGTGCATTCAGCCAATTGGGAAACACAAGTGCCCAGTGTAATGATGTTACGCGAGTACATGAAACCTAAAAAATCTGTCCGATTTAGTCGTAGCAATGTGTACCTACGAGACAATTGCCAGTGTCAGTATTGCGGCGCCAAAATTGAACGTAAAGATGCTACACTAGACCACGTGTTGCCAGTAAGCAAAGGCGGTAAGAGTACTTGGGAAAACTGTACTACAGCATGCGGACCATGCAACGCTAACAAGAGC